GCGTCCATGCGGGCGTCGGCAACGGGTTCACCATCCTGCACGAGACCGGCATCGCAGACGATCAGACGAAGGGAATTGACGCGGACATCACGATTCCAGCCAACACGACGCAATTGCTTATACGTGTCTTGCCACCGTCCACGGTCGGCAAATTCATACTGATTCGCGACATCCTCCTCGAATCCAAGTCCACTTACGACACTGCCATTGGGGGCTTCCGGGCTTCTTCACCGGCGACACCATGCCGCTCGGCTGACGCCGCGCACCGGGACGGTGATGCCCGATGATGGTCACGAACCTATGCACGAGCCCATCCTCGACCATCACCCTGCGAGCAGGCAAGTGGGTGAATATCACGACCATTCCGAAAAAGCCAGGGACGAAATATTGGGTCAGCGCCTATGTGTCCGTCACCGGCGGCACTATCTCGATGAGCGCGTGTGGCGACGTCAGTGCGAGCCGACGTGTCGGCTACGCGCTAACCGCCAACGATACCAGTACGATGGGAATGATTTATTCCGTCAAGTCCGGCAATCCGACCGTCACAGTGACCAGTATGCTCATCTGCACGTGGGACGAATATCAGGCGAACAAGACCCTGCTCGACAGCATCGGATATTTCACCGGGGACACGATGCCGCTCGCCTGACCCTCACGGGGGTGGTGGCATGAGTCTCATCACCAACCTGTATGCCGATCCGAAAGCCTTGCGGCCACTCGCCACTTGGCTGGCTGGCATCGAGAAAAACAGTGATGGCAAATACGTCTACACCGGCCAAGCCCACAACTGGGCTGCGATATTGCACGGAGTCACGCATGACTGTGTGGTTGCGGTTGATTTCAGTACGAGCAGACGCGACGCCTTCAAACTGGAAAACTGCCGGACGATATATAGCGGTTCCACGACATTGGCTGGCGTTTACGGTGTCGGCAATTGCTCGCTGTGCTGCAGCGACGGCGAGGGCGTTTCGGTGACGATCAACCGGATCGGCATGTACTCGCAGGACGATTGGGGACGCTTGCGGCAGTATGGCCTTGTCTGGTTCGACGGTGACACGATGCCCTGGCAATGACAGAATTTTAAGGAGATGTAATGTGCTGCAGAATTTTCTAGCCGGTTTCGGGGGTGTGGGTGGCGCGTGCGCCCTCATCACCCTGCTGCTTAAAGTCTGGCCGGGCGCGTTGGATGCGCTGGCGACCGGCCTGTACTCGCACGTCAGGCCGGAACGCTTGCCTTACGATTCGCCGCTGTCGCAGCATTTCGCCAAGACGCGACAACTCGGCGAACGCACCGAGAAATTCGACGACCGTATGGACGAGCTCTGCCGTGACACGATCAAAAACACGATCATCAGCCTGATCTACGGCGACAAGGACACCGACCACAGCGAGGCCGTCAGCTACGAGCTGTCGAAGCTTGAGAAATTGGACGCGCAATGCTGGATCGTCAACGCAGCCGAAAAATATTTGGAGGACCGGCAATGACGCATCTCATGATCGCAGGCTGCATATACCTGCTGCTGCTCGCGCTCATCCTCGTGTTCAATCATGGCGCGCACAGGCATTGATTTTCACACCGGTTTTCAAAGCCATCCCATTCCGGGGTGGCTTTTTCATTGACGGCCCCGAGTGGGCCGTGACAATCCTGACCCACGACCGTGGGCCACAAACAACAATCCATCCCGAGAAAGGGGACATATGGTCAATAACAAGGACAAGCCGAAGCCATGGCATAAGCGCCTGTTCGCCAAGGTCACGGCACTGGCCGCCGCCATCTGCATGATGCTGCTTCCAGCGACCGCGCACGCGGACATGCAGGGCGTGGACATGAGCAACTGGCAGTGCGGCGCGGACGTGTATAACATGCAGGCCGATTTCATCGTGGTCGGCACCACATGGGGCACCGGACAGGTCAACAACAACTGCCTCGTGTCCGGTGTGAACACCGACGCCAACCGCATGATCGCCCAGGCGCAGGCGTCCGGCAAGAAATTCGGCCTCTACCACTACGCCATGGGAGGCAACCCGGAGGCCGAGGCCCAATTCTTCTACCGGAATACGTCGAACTATTGGCGTCACGGCATCGTGGCGCTCGACTGGGAGATGGACGACAACCCCGCATGGGGCGACTGGGACTGGGTACGCCGCTTCATGAATGAGTGCGAACGCCTGTCGGGCGGCGTGCGCCCATTGCTGTACACCGGCCCAGTCGCCGGCACCATCCCGCAGGACATCCGCGACCGATACGGCCTGTGGATCGCCCAATACGCCAACATGAGCCCGACCGGCTATCAGGCCAACCCGTGGATGATCGGCGCATACGGCGAGGCCATGCGCCAATACAGCGGCACCGGTGTCGTCAACACGTGGAGTCCCATCGACCTCAACATCTTCCGTGGCGACGCATGGCAGTGGGACCTGTACGCCAACCCCGCCGGCGACTCCACGCCACCGGCCACACAGGCCGCGCCCGTGCAGCCGAACAACCCCCAGCCCACTCCCAGCACTGGAGGCATCAGCCACGTCATGCAGTGGGGCGAGACTGTCTGGGGACTTGCCGTAGCCTACAACGCATGGCCCCTGTCCGCATGGCACACGCCAAGCGGTGACATCAACCGCTACTACGTGGGCGATGTCGTCACCTACGGCGGAGTCTCCGCAACCATGCCGTCCAACGGGGTCTCCAAGACCATCCAGTACGGTGACACGGTATGGGAGTTCGCCACCTCACACGGTTACAGCGTCAACCGCTGCACCGTCCCCTCCGGCAACATCAACGTCTATTACCCGGGCGACGTGGTGACCTGCCGCTAACCCAACCGGTGCCGCCGTCACCCCCGACGGCGGCACCACCCCATCATCGATCGGAGCAAAACATGACCGACAGCAAAACCCCGGCCGACACCGGCGAAACACTCCCCGGCATCGACACGAGCGACTGGCCCCAAGCCGTCGACGTCACCCATGACGTGCCCGACTGGCTCATCCCCAGCCGCGTCTACGACATCCTCAAATGGCTCGGCCTCATCGTCCTGCCCGCACTCGCCCTGTTCGTCAACACGGTCGGCCCCGCATGGGGCTGGCCCCACGTGGACGCCATCGTGACCACGCTCAACGCGCTCGGCATCCTCGCCGGCGCGCTCATCGGCGTCAGCGCCATCAAACAACGCATCGACCTCGCCGCATGACCACCACACAGTTCGGCCCCGCCCGGCATCGCAGACAGCTCCACGAGCTTGACTGCGGCCGGCGGGGCCGGTTTTTTCGTTGTTACAGCAGCTAGGCGTGGCTCGATTTTTGCCCACATTTTGCCCACATTATTCCGGGAAACCGAGGGAATACGAGGGAATCACCGGGAATAGAAAAAGCCGCTCAGCCCTACTCTCGCAAGGCAAAACGGCTATTTTCCACAGTCTAGCGAAGGTGCCTCCGGTGGGACTCGAACCCTACGGAGAAAAGCCGCTTAGACTTACTCCCGTCTCGATTATGCGGCTCTCGAAACCTCATTTGCCCACATTTTGCCCACATTCTCACGCGCCAGCATCTCACCCATGCGCTCCGACAGCTCGTCCAGATCATCATCGAAAAGGTCGGCGTACACGTCCAACGTCATGGCCGCGCTCTTATGCCCCAACTGCCGTTGCACGGCCTTCACGTTCGCGCCCGCCCTGACCATGAGACTCGCGGCCGTGTGCCTCAGGTCATGGATTGTGAGGTGGCCGGGTATGCCGGCACGCCGCAGGCCGACCGACAGCCAACCGTCATCGCGGCTCGCATTACCCCACTCGCGTATCATCATGCCCTCGCGTCCCGGCTGTTCGAACAACAGGTCGCCGGGTTTCCGGTCTGCGCACAGTCTGCGCATAATCGGGTCCAGCACGACCGGGTACATGATGGCGCGGGCCTTGTAGGTCTTGGTGTCATCGGGGATGATGACGCCGCCCACCATCGGCGCGCTCACTCCTATATATATACGATGCTTTTCAAGATCGACGTCCATCACCCTCAGGGGTATGAGTTCGCCCCATCGCATGCCGCATAGTCCAAGCACGAGGACGAGGTCTCGTCTCCATGGGGTGACGCTGCCTGCCAGCCGGTCAAGCTGTTCGGCGGTGAGATACACGTGCTTCTTCCTGCGCTTGCGTGGCAGTTCGATGCCCCTCGCTGGATTGTCCGGAATACGCCGGTCTTTCTTCGCGTCGTCCAATATTCCGGCGAGCACGCCGTGGGCGCGGAGGACGACGCTAGCGCTTCGGGGTTTGGCGAGCACTATCTCGTTGCCCCGCTCGTCCTTGACGGTCTTGCCCTGGCTGATTCCGGTGACCCATTGTTGCGTCGTCTCGCGGGTGACTGCGGATACCGGGGTGTTGCCCCATTCCGGTTTCACCCACTTTTCCCATGCGCCTTCGAGGGTACGGTAATGGCTGGGCTTGGTGCTGAGCTTCTTCTTGGCCAGCCAGGCGGGCCCCAGCTCCCCCACCGTCGCCTTGCCGGCCTGCGGGTCGATGTACGTTCCCTCGGCCTTGGCTGTGGTGACCCTTTTCGCCGCCCAATTCTCCGCATCGATTTTTCTCTTGAATCCACGCTTGTCGGTCTGGGTTCCGTCCGGCTTGCGATACCTCACACGGTATCTGGTTTCGCCTTTGCTGGTCTTGTATCTGGTGACGTTCGCCATTGGTCAGTCCTCCCCCATCTTAGAATTAAAGGCATGGGAGCTATTCAGGATGAGCCGAAGATGGTCGGGGCCGGTCTCACGCCGACTACTGTAGCCAATAGCATTCTGCGCCGGGCATTCGGCACAGATGAGCACGTCACCCCCATGAAACTTCAGAAGCTCTTGTTTTTCGTCACGTGCCTGTATCAGAGGTACACTGGTCGGCGATTGCTTACCGAATCGTTCCAGCCATGGCAGTATGGGCCCGTTTGCCGCAGCGTCTACGACGAGTTCAAAGGATTCGGCGGCAAGCCGATTAATCGGTATGCTCAGGATGCTTTGGGGAAGGTCACTGCTGTGGACGAATCCAGCAGTCCTTCCCTGCGCAAAGCCCTGAACCTCGTCTGGGAGAATATGGGAGACTTGTCCGCCGTCAAGCTTTCCCGCGTCACGCATCGCCCTAATTCCGCATGGTCTCAGGCTGTGGCCGGGCATAAGACGTTCATCAGCAATCGTGCCATGGCGGGCGATCACACTTTTGATAATTTGCTGGGGATGTGACCGATGCCTGAGGACAATGAGAATGCATCCATCCCCGATGACGCGGAAGAGGATATTCCCTTTCCCGGAGGGCCTTCTTCCGAGGATGTCTCTGAAAGCGATGGCGATGGCCACAAGACCGTTGAGAACACGCCAAAAACTCAAGGAATAGATCCAGAGAAGCAGCACAATTGGTGGACTGAGAATCTGAAGAACATCGCCGCTCTTGCCATAGTGGCTTTTTGTCTCATAATGATTGCGGCCTTTGCTGGCATACAGTTCGGCTGGCCGGGTGCTGATGGTGGTGATGCGGTAGCCAAGGCTTCTGACGTGTTCAAGCTGATTGCCACGACCGCGTTGGGTTTCCTGTTCGGTCGTAATTCCAAATAGCATTTTCAGGTATGGCTTCGCCCCGTGTAGGATAAGAGGCGAAGCGTCCTCCTTTCTTGAACTAGCTGGATTCTTCAACCGCCCTATCGGTGTGCAAGACCGGTAGGGCATTTTTTATTGTTTGGTGGTTTTGACGGTGATGGTGGTGCCGAGCGCGGTGGTCTCCCAGCTCACGCCGTCGGCCTCGCTGTAGGTGAAGTCCTTGGTGGCGTCCTGCGAGGCGAGCAGGGATTGAGCCATGGTTTCGGTGTCGCCCTGGCTGGTCCACTTCCAGTCGCCGGCCTTGGTCGGGGCCTGATAGGTGCCCTTCCAGTAGAGGCTCTTGGTGTCGGTGCCGATCCAGTTGACCTCGATGGTGTCGCCGCTGATGGTGGCCTCCATGTACGAGTTCGGGTCGTTGGAGTTGGTTTGTTTCCACGTGCCGGTCAGGTCGGCCGGCTGGGGCTTGGGCTCCTCCTTCTTGGTCTCGGTCTTTGACGTTCCGTCCGTTTTGGCCGGCGCGTCTGAAGCCGTGTCGTTTCCTCCGCAGGCGGTCAGTCCGGTGAGCAACAGTGCCGCTGCCAGCAGTGCGATTGTCTTTTTCATGGTTTTCTTCTTTCTCTAAGCTGCTACACGGTCGTGCAGCAGTGTCCTGTAATCATTGATGATGCCTGATGTGACTTCGAGTTCGTCTGCGATACGCCAGACGTTCCCGTCGTACATTCGTTCGGCCAGCGCGTATTCGGTTGGCGATATCAATAGCCGAGCCGTCTCCGCACGGGTGCGCATCTCATGCAGGCCACACCGGTCATCACCGTGGGACCAGTGGACCAGCTCATGCACGAGGGTGCATCGTTTGGCCACGTATGGGAGACGACGGTCTATGAGTATCGTGCGAGTGCGCTCGCTGTAGCAGCCCATCATGCCGTTGGGCAGGTGGTCGGCGCTGCGTATCTCTACGTCGAGTCCGGCACTGTAGACGGCCATGCGCACATGGCCATAGGTGTCTCTCAGGTTCAACGGCAACGGTCTCATGCTGGATCATCCCCGTTCCCGTATTCGATGTACTTCTCCTTGTCCGGGTCGGTGTAGGCCGCAAGCTCCATCGGGTTATCCGCCAGAATACGCTTCGTCTCCTCCACGCGACGCTCGCGCTTTTGCTCTTCTTCGATACGCTTCGCCTCCGAGATGATGTCCCGGACGGTTTGCACCGGGTCGGCTCCGCATACGTCGCAGACAATGAGGAATTCGGAGAGTCTGACAGGAGCCTTAAGACCATTGCGGAGATCCCGAACTCGCCCGTAGTTGATAGCACCGTCGGAGGCGCGATCAAATTCACGGTTGCCGAGGCCGACAGTCGTAAGCATTTTGTCAATGGTTCTTGCCGCTGCGAAATCTGCCGGCGACCACTTGTAACTCTTCGTAGGCATGCAATCAATGATAGCAAGTGACACGCCGACTTGCGCAAAATGAGAGCAAGTGCCATCATATTAATTGTTGACAGCAAGTGAAATCAGGAGGTCGGGATGAGCGAGGAAATCCGAATCGTGAACCATGAGGAGCCGGGCAGGCCGCTGAAGGTCAGGCGACTGGCCGATGGCCGGGTCGAGGTCCGAATCGGGGACATGGGAATCACTGACGCGGTGGTCACCCTCACCGCCGAGGAATTCGACCAGCTCAAGAACCTCTGACAGACAGAAGACCCAAGGCAGAAAGGAGACTCAGGCACATGAGCGAGCCAATCAAACGCAAGGCGTCAGCAGCGGGCATCGGACGCGAACCGGCTCTACCGGTCAAGCCCGGCATGGATAAGGTCGCCAGCAAACTCACCAGACAGGCACGCGCCCGACTACGCCGTGGCAACGTGCCGGACACCCAAGTGGCCCGCGCGGCCTCGGTCAACCGCATGACCATCCAATCATTCCGCACCGGCGCGCCACGCAACGACATGAGCCTGAGCATGTTCCTCGCCGTATTCAACGAGACCGGCGGAGACCCCGCACAGGCCATCGATACCGCGCTCGACACCAACGGCAAGGAGGCGGCGTGATGAACGGTCCGACGGTTCTTATAATCGCACTTTTCCTTCTGAATATCGGGTTGTCCATCAAGAACGAGCTTGACCTTCGTGAGATCGAGCGCGCTCGACGTAAGCGCGCTTCACTTCAACCATCGGAACGGAAAGAAAGTGATTGCGACTGGCGAAAACAGTTTTCTCACTCCATCCCACCTGAAGAAAATCAGGGAGGCGAAGAATGTCAGAATCATTAGTGAGAGAAAAGCTGGCCTCCGTATTCGGGGGAAGGTTCAGGGCGATTTCCGTATCGGGAACCGGAATTCCACTACTCAGAAAGAAGCGAGAATCCACTTTGGGCCCATACAGGGTCATGGTGCCCTCGTTGCGGAAATGGATACATCGCAGACTTTCCGAATCCAAGGTCGCCACGAGGTGCTGCGCCGCAATCCTGTCGCTCCTGCGAATCTTGTTGATTTGTCTCTGCTGCACGCAGTTCCACAGGAGGGCCGCAATCGCGACCAATACGGATGGTTCAGTCCAATTCAATTGATTCTTCCCTTCGCTGGGTCGTTGGTTTGAATGTCGCAGTTCCAAGCCTACCGGCGGAGGGGCCTTATACGAAAAGAGAAACCCATGAACGCCAAAGAGTATGGCCGTCACGCTTCAGGCTATCGGAAGCCGGAGGCCAGCGAACTGTCTCGCGGTTTCACACGCCGCCTGATTCTGTGGGCCGTCGTGTTCGCGGTGTGCGTCGGCTGGGTGATGACGCACATGGGGTGCGCGCATCCCATCGAGAACGGGTTGGCCGCGCTCATGGGCTTCGGTTTCGTGCCGTTAAGACTGATCGCACTGGTGTTGAGCGAGGCGGGCGTCGAATAAGTCTTGCCGGACGGCGTGGAAAACCGTCTGGCATAGCGGAAGGAAAACCGAATAACCCACGTTGATAACTGAAAAAACAACTGACAGATACGGTGTCGGTTTTCTTGGACCGGCGGGGCGTCGGCTTTGGTCTATTCTCCGGCGTCCCGCTTCGGGCGGTGCAGGTTGCCCCCAGTCAAGATCGCGTAGGTCATGTATGCGCGGCAAAGACCGGGACCACGGTTCGATTCCGTGGCCGTCCACGACCGCAAGGTTACGCAAAAAAGAAAAGCCCCAGCGGCTACTGGGGCGGAAAGAAACTCCACTAGAAAGGATACCCCAATGAGTGCGCCGATACCAAACCTGATGACGGTGGAACAGCTCGCCGAACATTACGGGAAGGCGAAGAAGACCATCCAGAACAAGCTCACGCGAGGCTGGGGGCCGACGCCGGTCACCGACCCCGACACCATGCAGGTGCTGGGCTTCGAGGTCGAGGAGGTGGCCCGTTTTGACCGCATCAACAAGCAGACGCGCAAGCAGCGCCTCTACGCCTGACGTGCCGAACGACATGTGGCTTGCGGTCGCGGACCGGCTGCTCACCAACCTTGACATCCTGACCGCATATCCCACCCGGCAGTCGCTGGCGAGCCTCATCGGCCTGAGCATCCACGAGGCCGGGCTACGGCTCGTCGGACTACGAGAGGATATGGATGACGGACACGGTGGAACTGTGGAGCCCGATCACGGACGAGGGCGTGCGTATGACGCCCGGCGAGCTGATCGTGGAGTTTATGGATCTGATCAGCGACCGGAACAGTCAGACCGGCAACCCGTACCTGTACGTGATGCCGTTGCCGGGCATGGTCGTCATCGACAGGCAACGGCGCAGGGTGAGCGCGCGAGTGGAATACGTCAGCAAATCGAAGCTAAGGAGCAGGAATGAAGCGAGTGACCGTTGACATGGCAGCGCAGGCGACCGGACTGTTCGACGTGCATCGTTTCTGCCAGCGCACGAAGGCGGAGCGTGAGAGTGCGTGGCACGCGTTCCGCGCGTTGGGTGTCGGCGGTTCGGACATGAGCACGATTCTCGGCCTCAACCCGTACTCGACCCCCTACGACCTGTGGCTGGAGAAGACGAACCGTCAGCAGCCGGAGGATATCAGCGGCAAGTGGGCGATCGTCAAGGGCAACGCGCTTGAGGTCGAATTGCGCCGTCGGTTCCGCAAACTCCACCCGGAGTACCAGGTCATCGACGGCACCGACATCAGCCTCGTGTCCAAGGAGCATCCGTTGATGCACGCCTCGCTGGACGGCTTCGTCTACGACGAGGCGAGCGATTCGTGGGGCGTTCTCGAGATCAAGACGGCGAACGCGAACCGTGGCCGCACCGACTGGCACGACGAGACTGGCGAGCTAATCGCGCCGGATTACTACTTGGCGCAGGTCACGCATTACATGGCCGTCACCGGGTTCACATGGGGCGTGTTCTACGCGGACATCGGCGAAAGCGAGCCGGTCGAGGTGCGTTTCGAACGCGACGAGGACGATGTGAGCGCCGTAATCCATGCGGCAGAGGACTTCTGGGGTTTCGTCACCCGTGACGAGATGCCCGCCCTTACCGGCGCGGACGTGGCGAAAGCCTACCCGGAGCCTTCGGAGGGCATCGAGGACATGAGCGACAGCACTGATCTGCGCGAGCTCATGGCCGACTACAGGCAGGCGGCCGCCGACCTCAACGCGCTGAAGGCCCGCAAGGAGGAGTTGCAGGACTGCATACTCCCCTATATCGGAGACCACGAGGGGGTGCGCTGCGGCAACCTGCAGGCCACCTACAAGCACAGCACGCGCAAGGGCTACACGCGGGTCGTGCAGCCGTGGGAGGGCCGCACCTTCCGATTCACCGAAATCAAACCGAAGAAAACCAAGTAAAGGAGAACCGATTATGGGACAGTTAGCGACACAGGCGCAGAACATGCAGATGCAGGCCATGAAACCCGAACGCGATATCCGGGACATGGTGCGCAGCTCGTGGCCGCAGATCGAGAAGGTCATCGGCGGTAACCTCAAGCCCGACATGCTGCTGCAATACTGCATCAGCTCCATCAACCGCGAACCCCAACTGCGCAACTGCACGCCGGTCAGCGTCCTGAGCTGCTTCATGCAGTGCGCCGCACTCGGCCTGAAACCCTCGAACGTGGATGGCCTCGGCCAGGCGTATATCCTCCCTTATAACAACAAGAACCACAATGGAGGCCAGCCGGATGCCACGTTCGTCATCGGCTATAAAGGCATGTTGAAGCTGCTGGAGAACAGCGGCATCTATGCGCAGCCGGTGGCCGTGTACGAGGACGACGGCGTGAAGCTGAAGATGGACGCGAAGGGCACGCCGTACATCGAATGCCCCTCAGACATCAACCTCGATGCCGACCACTCCCCCGACAAGCTCAAGTTCGTGTTCCTCTCCATCGACCTTCCGAACGGCAACACATACGCGAGCTACATGAGCCGCAAGGACTTGGAGGCGTACCGCGACCGTTACGCGCCGCGCAGCAGGTACAAGGGCAACGCGGTGACCGGCCCGTGGGTCACGAACTTCGTGGAGATGGGCATGAAGACGCTTATCCGCCGCAGCTTCAAGTACCTTCCGGTCAGCGTGGAGGCCAAGACCGCCGCGACGGTGGACGAGACCACGCCGGACTATTCCGACGTGCTGGCGCCAGCCATCGACGATGCCATGACACCCACCATCGACGTGGACCCCGCACAAGAGGAAGAACAGCCGCAGGCACCGGCACCGCAGCAGCCCCAGCAGCCGGAAGCGCAGCCCGAGGCGGAGCCTTCCGCCGTGGACGTGAAGCGTGCGGAGATGATTCGCCGCTTCCAGGCGTTGGGCGTGGCTTCGGACGCTGAGGCGTGCGAGACCATCACGAAGATTCTGAACCGTGAGGTGAAGGCCAGCGACGAACTGTCGGAGGCTGAGCTTGACAAGGTGCTGGGCCAGTTGAAGGCCAGCGTGAAGGAAGGCGAGTGACCATGGCGGGAAGAGCGACCATCATCATCCAGGGCACGGCGTGGGGCGTGCGAGAAACGCAGAACGGCAAACGGTATCTGAGCGTATCGATGTCGCCCGGCTACCGTGACCGGAACGGCAACTGGGTCAGCCAGCCGGAACAGTACTACTCGGTGTGGCCTGCTGGCTACGCGAACCTCAACCCAGTGTTCGACCAGATCGCCCAGCTGCGTCAGAATCAGGACCAGTTCGTGGACGTGACCATCGTGGGCGAAATCAGCGGCCTCGACGCCTACACGAACAAGAAGGGCGAGCCCTCCGCAAGCTGCAACGTCAACGCCAGCGCTGTGGCCATCACCAACGTTCGCCAGAAGAACGGCGGACAGCAGGGTTACGGCGCTCAGGGAGGCTACACGTCGCAGCCTCCGGCCTCAGACCAGTGGGCCAACGGCGGCAGCGACCCGGAGTTTTAACGATGCTGCATTTGTATCACGATGAGACGCCGCCGGACGTGGAACCGGTCTGCGAGAGGCACGGGTGCCCGCTGTACCCGGCAAGACCGATTCCATGCCCGGAATGCGCTTTGGAAGCAGACGAGATGTACGCGGATTACGGATTGGAGAGATGATGGCGAACCCATCGAAAAGCAAAGGCACAAGCCTCGAGACGTGGACCGTGCGTTACCTCGCGTGGGCGTTGCAGGACACGCGCATCGACCGTATGCCGTTGCATAGCAACGCCGACCAGGGCGATCTGATCGGCGTCATGTTCCATGGCGAGCCGGTGTGCGTGGAATGCAAGGACACGAAGATGCCGAACTATCGCAAGCATTGGCGGGAGCTCAAAGTGGAGATGGCGAACATGGACACTCCCTACGGGGTGCTCATCCAACACCGCAGGGGCGTGGGCGTGAAAAGCCTCAAGGGCATGGCCCGGCAGATGGCCGTGTTCGACATCGGAACGCTCGAACGGTTCCTCGCCACTCACATGGGGCACGTGTTAGGACCGGACTACCGGATTCGCCGCGAGCTCGCGAACCGGCTGCGCGGCGAATCGAGGCCGGTGCCCTCCAATCCGATGCTCGTGTGGATGCCGCTCGAATTGTTCGCGCTCCTGCTGAACGACGGCTTGGCGTTGGGGCCGGACGATGGCCAGGATTAACCCTCATACCTACATCGGTGGCAGCCGTCGCACCGGTTTGCGTGGCGGCTACCACCGCAAACCCAAGACCAATGGCGAGGGGCTGAAGCCCAGCGAGATAATCGCCGCCAGCCCCGAACTGCTGGCATTGATAGCCGAATACCAAAGAGACAAGAGAAAGGAGGCGGACTGATGGCCAGACAGGGCTACGGGAAGCTGAGTAACGGCTTCCATTCGAACACGAAAGTGCTGAAGCTACAGCGTATGCGTCCGAGCGCACTTGGAGTGTACTGCATGGCCATTTCCTTCTGTTCCGACGTGCTCAACGACGGCGTGATGAGCGAGGACGACGTGATCTACCAGCTCAACGCGACCGAAGAGGACATCGAAGCGCTGATCAAGGTCGGCATGTTCGAACGTTCGGACGACGGCTCCTACCGCATCCACGATTATCTTTCCCATCAGTCCAGCCGCGAACAGGTGGAGACGAGGGCGGAGGGTGCTCGCAACCGCAAGCGCAAGCAGCGTTCCGAAGCCGATGTCACACCCGAGTCACGCTGGGACGAAACGAATGTCACAAGCATGTCACGCCGTGACAATTCGAATGTCACACCCGAGTCACGCTGGGACTCTTTAACCAAGAACCAAGAACCAATAACCAATAACCAAAAGAATTCTTCTAACGAAGAATTCTCTCTCCCCCAAACCCCCTCGCAAGCCGAGGGGGCCGCAGAGAGCGCCGACGAGGATTATCCCATCGAGTTCGAGCAGTTCTGGCAGACCTATCCACGCAAGACCGGCAAACGCAAGGCCTTCGAGGCTTGGCGGAAGGCGCGGAGGAAAACCAACAACACGTTCCTGATCGCCAAGGCGTCGAGGTACGCCGCCGACACGAACCGGGAACCCGGCTACACGCTCACCCCGGCGAACTGGCTGGACGGCGAACACTGGGACGATGACCCGCTGCCGGCCAAACCCGAGCCGACCGCACGCCCCTCGCCATCGGCGTGGAACCGTTCGCAGGCCAACCAGGACGCGAACGCGGCACTGATAGCCCACTACGCGGCCGAGGAAGCCGCCGAAAACCAATCACGGGAAGGAGTACTGACATGCTGACGCTCAAGGAAAGCACGCTCGTGCTGGCGAAGATTCGCGTCCACCACGGCAACGCGGCCATCACCGACTTGGAGGCTCGCACGTTCCACGAGGAGCTTCGCGCGGACATGACGCTGGGAGAGGCGTTGGAGGCGGTGAAGCGCTTCTACGCGGACAACAGCACGGGTTGCTGGTGCGGTTCCGGCGATGTGAACGCCATCGTGCGCAGGATGCGCAACGAGTCGAAGCCCTCTGAGGCGCAGATAGCGCGCGAATGCGAGGCGCGGGGCCTATCCGCGGACGAGGCGTGGATGTACCGCCGCCAGCGGATGCTCGGCAACGGCCCGGAGCAGGCGCAGCAGCAGGCGTTGACCATGCGCAACCCACTCGAACTGCCCGCCGCGCAGCCGAAGTCACGTTCCACGGCCAGACGGTTCGCAGGTGCCCAGAAGCTGGGTGCTGCCTCACTCGGCTCGATTCTGAGGGGCGCGTGATGGCCGAAAAGTTCCCGACCCCGCAGGAGCGTGCGATGGCGTGGCTGTTGGAGGCCACGGAGATTGGCGGCATGAGCCGGCCGGAGACCGCGCTATACGCCTATCAGGCCGGTTTCACGGCGGCGCTCGACTTGTGCATCGAAATCGAAACACGACTCAACAAGGAGGAAACCGATGACCATGCTGCTTGATGGTCGATTGCGTGATCTCGCGACGCAGACCCACCTGCTCGAGACGAAGGTGAGCTCTCTTGGCTGGATGGCCGGCGCCGGCGCGCAGACGTTGAAATCAATGACCCGCGCCCAGGCGCATCTCATGCTCGCCGAATGCGATCTGCTGGACGCGCTCGAAGCGAACGAAAAGAAGGAGAAAAACAATGAGCAGTGAGAAACCATTCTGGGCAGGTAAGACCCTTATGGAGATTCAGAATCTCGATAAGCGAGTCAAGGTGACAATGGAGAACGGAGACGTATTCATAGGGAAGCTCGTGCGGCGTTCCAGAGACACGGACGGTATATGTAGCCTTTCGATGCAACTCGACGCGCATCGAACATATTTACACGTGTTCTCGGCTGAATCATCTGATACGCAGCCCATCATTCCCAGTTACGTCGATACCATCGAATTGGTGGATGACCCCGAGTATGAGCGCATCGACAACATCGAAAACGTGCAGGTGGGCGATATTGCCTGCACGACGGAGGGAAACCATTTCCGCGTCATCGATCTCAAGCCTGACCCTCTAGGCGACATGCTCCTGCGTATCCGCATCAGCGAGATAGACGGTGAGTACTGCATCGACTCCGATGATTTCGCCTACGCTTTGCGTCGGAAGCCGAAGCTGCCCGACCATGACGGGTTGTGGTGGGATAAGGACAATGCCTTGTGGAGCGTCGCCATCTCCGGCCTGGACAATTCGAAGTTGGTCGCTTTGCTTATCGGTGACCCGGAATCCCCCGTCACCGGTCCTGTGTGGTCGGGCCTCAACAGCAAGCACGTGACCACTCAAGCTCCGTTCCGTCCGGCCAAGGTGGTGGAAGCATGAGCATCATCAGCAGCAAGGCGGAACACGTGTACAAGAGCAACACGCTCATGCAGGAGGTGTATATCGCCGGAGCCTCACGCCAGCACACGGACGAGGAAATCAGGGCGGCTTGTCTGGCAATCATGCCCTATGTGATATCCCAGCCGTCACAACAGGTGTTCGATTTCCTCACGAAGGCAACCGGCGCATATCCCGGCCAGGAAATCGTACGGAAAGTCATCGACGCAATGCAAAGAAAGGCAACGGAAGAATGAGTGATTACAAGCAGCGGATGATCCGCGAACATCGAGAATTGCAGGAGCGTATCAGCAAGCTGGCGCACATGCTTGAGGGCTACGCGGAGGGCACGTTGGACTTCACGCCCGCGTGCTCCTTCCAGCTCCTTGAAAGCCAATTGTACGCGATGGGGACATACGCGAACATCTTACAGGAGCGTGCGCGTATCGAACAGGTGGATTTGAACGCGCCTCTTGAGGGAGGTGAGTCTGATGCGTTTTCACAGGATTAGCCCGTGTCCCAAATGCGGGGGCAAGGTCAAGGCGAAATGGGAGCGAGTCGAAGTACGGGGTTGGTCTAAATACACGTTCTTCCTTGCGATGTTCCGCTGCACTGTCTGCGGGTTCTCCTTCGAGGGAGGTTGTTCACGTAAGCCAGCCCCATATGCGTTGCAATACAACATCGCCGCATGGAACCGCATCTGCAACGGGGATAAATGCTTCACATTGACCTACAAGAGTCTGGGAGGCAGACGATGAAGGCGACGGACGTGGAGATCGAACGACGGTGCGGCATGGTCACAGGTGCCTCCTGCGGGAATGTGACCCTGAGCTGGATTCCCGGAGACGGCCGAAACGGCACCCGCTCATGGGTGCTGGCCACTCATGCTGGCGACAGCATCCGCCGCATCCGGTTGAGCAGGAACGAGCTCGGTGATCTGGCGGCCATCCTCCAATCGATCACGAACGAGAAGAAGGAACTGTGAGGTGGACGATGAGCACTCTGGATATTTTGGGCAACACGAGTGAGCAGGCGGATTCGATACGTTTGATGCTCAAAGTGCGGGGCATGAAGGACGGTCGTTTCATCGACGCCGACCCGCTCATTATCCTCAAGGCCGACAACCATCAAGGCTCCGACAGGTGGGACGTGTATGTCAGCAAGACGGTGTATCCGACCGCCGAATCGTGTGGCACGCTCGCCGGCGTGCCGAGGATGCTCGCCGACGACGTGGAAGTGGAGATCATGGCGCGAGAGAAGGAAATGGGAGGCGGACAATGAGTGACTGCTACTTGTGTCGTAAACCGTTGCACGGCGATAGCTCATCGGTGGACATCAAGCGCTGGGACCCGCGGCGCAACGTGTTCTTCGATGAGACGCGGCGGGCCTGCGCCGAATGCGTCCGACGTCGGAACGGATACCAATCCCGACGTGCCAAAGCCCGACGCGATGCGGCCCGCGTCCTGCTCAACAAATGGCTTGACAAACAAATGGAGGTGGACGATGAGTTGGCTTGATGACCTCTACCGGATAGTCGGCAAAGGCGACGTGCGGGACTCCGATTTCATTCTCAACGGCGAAAGCTTCTACTGCCCCCAATGTGGCAGACACCTAAAGGCCGCTACAGGAACCGTGAAAGGCTCCGAGGAGAAACGCTATCGGTTCAAATGCGTTGACCGAATGCATTACCGCACCAAATGGCATGAGTCGTATCAGGCCGCGTTGATGGAAATGATCAAGACGTTCGAGAAAGGGGAAAACGCATGAACGAGATTCAGCTTACAGACCATTTGACCGCGCGAATCAGCGCGGAAGGCACCTGCGGCCATTATCGAGCCCAAATCTACGAGGACGGCGACTTCAGAGACTTCCTGTACGCCATGAGCCTCAAACGTCTCAAGCGCAAATGCGAGAAGTATGCGAAGCGTGAACGCAAGGCCATCGCATATGTCGCCACGCTCAAGGAGGAATCATGAGCGTAAGCAGTCTCAAACGCGAGGAAATACTCAAATGGCATCGGAGCAAAGCGGCCACGCCCGAATACACGGCGAAACTGCTCGGCGTGCCATTGGATGAGGTGCTGTACATCATCGCCCATCCTGAAACGCCCGCACCCCACAAGGATGATTTCACGCCCGAATTCATCGAACCATTGATTTGAATTCAGCGCAAAAACACTGAATTCAGCGTAAAAAAACGAAACCCTCCACCGAAAAGATGGAGGGCACGCTCACCAAGCACCATGATAGCCGGAACGTGGAGGGTTTCAAACAATGTTCATCACCACCGAACCATGCCAATACTGCGGCAACCAGCAGGTCGAGGCACCGTGGACGCTCTGCCGGAACTGCCGCCGCCAGTACGCGAAAACACTCCACCGGCTCCGCCGCGACATGATGCTCCTGCAACAGGTGTCCCGTCACGCCTACAAGCTGGGCGAGCCCGGAGCTGGAGGCGTGGCGCAAGGAGGGGAAGCGCCCGCGCCCATCAACCTCCACGCGCAGGACATGCTCGACCAGACCGAGGACGGCTTGCAGGACATGTGGAACGAAACCGGCGTGGAAAGCCGTCCGAGATGGCAGACCCTGCTCAGGGACTCGCCACGACGACTGCCCGACCTATGCCGCGCCAGTCGCTCGGGACATTGGCTGACATGGCTCATCCACACCTGCGAGCGCATCGAACCGCTCATCGACCGCAGGCCACGCACGCGCCGGATAATCGGCGTCTGCCCCGAATGCGGACGCGAGGTCATGGCCGCGAAGGGCGAATCGCTGCTGCTATGCAAATGCGGCAACCCCATCAACGTGGTCGAGCTGCGCGAGCAGAGCCGAGACAAGGCCGAGGCAATCCACCTGACCAAGACCCCTGCGGGCATGAGCCAGTGGCTCAAGGACAACTACGGATACGAGGTCAGCCGCAAAGTAATCATCATGTGGATACGCCGGGGCAAACTCCCCAGCAGCAAACCAATAGAAGGCGGATACTACGAATTCAGCATCAGGGAGATAGTCAGCATGGCAATGGCATATTCCAGCCGGCAGTAGGCTGTTGCCATCCCGTGGTATACTCCGTATCAGGATAAGTGCGAAAGCCTCTGGGACATACATCTCAGGGGCTTTACTCATACCCACCTATGCGCGTAGCTCAGCAGGTAGAGCAGCGGTCTCCAAAACCGCAGGTCGTTGGATCGAAGCCAACCGCGCATGCCACGGCTTGCGTACGGTAGAGGCCTAACCGGTCGCGCTGGGATAGCGTGACCGGGAGTAAACACCGACACTCTCTCGCGAATTCGAATCTCACCCAAGCCACCAACACAGTTTGGCAAGGAGCATCGCATGACACATCCCATTAACGTCGATATAGACGAGCAATGGATTCGCGACCGGTTCGCGAACATGCTCATCGACATGGCCGAAGAACTCAGCCCCGGGATACGCTTAGGACGCGCCGGCCGCCGCACGGGACATGTGGATGGTGGGTGCCGCCTAGTCTCGGTATGTCGGGATTCGATCACCCGGCCGGCCAATTCGGAAACAAGGTCTCAAAGGTCTTGTCCGGATTGATATATCGCCGCACTATATCGGATACCATATGCTTCACTTCGGTTTCGTCGGCAATGCCATAAAAACAATGGCACATTTCCTCGATCACCGAAAGAATCGGCGCGCTGTCAGAACCGGGATATAGTTGTCGCCACAACCCCACACGGAAAACAAGAACCGACTTCGTGACGCCCAAGGCGTTCTCGTCATACGTCAGAGAAAGCCCTGAACCCGGGATAAACACCAAAAGAGCCGAATTCCGTATCAGAGGCGGCCGTCTGTCGAACTCCTTTGCCATTGCATCAAGTGCGACGTTGATGGCGTCGCATTCATGCGGCAGAAGTTCGATCGTGGATCGCATGTCGATCCTCTCGGCAAGACGCCCGGGTATTCTTATCCCGTACATATCGATAGCTCCGCGGACAAGCATGTTACTCCTCGCTTTCGTCCTCGTGATGTTTGCGTGGCCTGCCTCCCCCGACGCCGCGGCCGGGCCGGTTGGCGTTCCATTCATCGATGGTTTCGGGAAGCCAGCCGCGCGTGCGGCCAATCATTGCGTCGGGCTCCGGGAGTTTGAGGTTGAGCAGGCCGCCGCTGGTGATGCCAAGGCGTTCGGCGACCTGCTTGACGCCGAGATATTCAGTCGCCATTGCCGCCCCTTCTGTCCATGAGGAGTGTGGCGATGCTCCAGATGCCCGCGGCGAGTCCGAACAGTCCGGCCTGCCATGGTTTTCCGGCGAAGCCGAGCGTAGCCGACGTCAGGCCGCATATGATGCCGCATGCCGCGAATATGGCGCTTGTCTTCATAGTGGTCATGAAATAGGATGGAACCGGAGGGTTCCGGGCAATAGGAGTGCTCGGAACCCTCTTGTCATCTGCCGTGCCTAGGTGGCCTTCTGAGCGAGATGACCAGCGCCGCCAGTGCGATGATGTTGCTCACCACCGAGCTGATGGCGCTTACGATGTCCGTCCATTTCATGTTCACCTCCTTTCATTGGCCGATATAACTATAGTAACATAACATCTATAGTTTTGCAAGTCGAATGAACGCAACATGCCGAAAGGTAGATGATTCATGGCCGGACGGACACGCAAGACCACACGCCAATTCGAGAAGGACAAGGCCGCATTCTTCGCCCAATGCAAGGCGAGCCATGCAGTCTGCTGGTTGTGTGGCATGCCGATAGACTATGCGGCCACGAAGAACACCACCGATGATTCATTCAATCTCGATCACCTCTATCCCGTCTCGAAGCACCCCGAGCTGCAATTCGACCCAGCAGGCTTCAAACCAAGCCACACCAGCTGCAACCGGCTCCGAAGCAACCAAGACCCACCAACACCAATCGGCACACTAAGCCGACAATGGATACAAACAGCATGAGCAAGGAGGCAATGATGCCACAGCAGCCAGTCACACTAGAGCTCACCGCAGAAATTAATGACAAGACATTCCCAATCGGCTCATTCACCGTCAACATCCCAGTCAAAGTCACCCACTATGAAGTCACCAACTACAAAGTCGGAGACACATGCACCACACTCATCACGCCCAAGCCACCAAGCATAGACGAACTCATCACACGATTCACAAACGCAACCAAAGCATTCAAAACAGCATTCGAAACCAACCCCGACGAGGTAGGGGCGGTGAAATCCTAAAAACCACCCCAAACCGACCCACGTCCCGCGTGGTCGGTCTTCCTCTCCCCGATGGCCGAAATTGACCGGGGGTCGCGCGCGCGATTGCAGATTCGAGGTGAAGCATGTCGGCGAAATTTCCGAGTCATAATGTGGCGTGGGCTTTGGAGCGTTCATTGAAGAACGCCGATGGGCTGAAGGCTGTGAATTCCGCAGTGGTCGCGGCCGCCCGCGTACTGGCTGGTCGTATTGACTTCCTGAATGCCACCGGATTCGTTGACGAGAACGGGAAGATCGACAATGTGACTCTGCCGACTTTCCTGAAATACTGCCAGTCTCTCGGATTGACTTTGGACGCTCCAGCGAAGGTCGGGCGTCCGGCCAGGCAGAAGCCCGAAGTCAGAGCTGAGGAAGCGAAGAGCGACAAGGTTGTGCAGATGGCGGATTTCATGAAGCGTTTCGGCTAGGAGGTGTCCGATGGCGGCTGAGAATCTTACGGTTTTCGGTGCCATCGACGATGAGAGGCATGGCGTGACCTTGCCGCGTATCTTCACGCCGCCGCTCCGGCCGTTGACCAAGGAGACCTCGAATGGTTTCGCGGTGATCGCGTTCGCGGAGATCATGCTGCACGTGCATCTCTATCCGTGGCAGCAGTGGCTACTCGTCCATGCTTTGGAATTGCTGGAGGACGGCAGCTATCGCTTCCGCAAGGTCATCGTGCTTGTGGCCCGCCAGAACGGCAAGACAACGCTCATGGGCGTTTTGGCCGCATGGTGGCTGTTCGTGGACTCCAACAAGCATCCCGACCGAGTGCCGCCCGTGAAATTCCTCGTGGTCGGTGCAGCGCAGACGTTGGACAATGCGAAGGGCCCGTACAATCAGGTCAAGGAGTGGTGCAATCCTCAGCCTTCCACCGATGAGGAGGCCGACCTTGTGGTGCCCGACCTTGCCGCGATGACGCAGAAATTCGTCAACACGAACGGCGAGGAGGCGATCATCACCCGTTCGAAGGCGCGGTATATCGTCCGCGCCGATAAGAACATTCGAGCAAAGAGCGCCGCGCGCGTGGTGTTCGACGAATTGCGTGAGCAGCACAATGACGATGGGTGGAATGCCGTCAGCCAGACCACCAAGGCCGTATGGAGTTCCCAATTATGGGGCATTTCCAACGCTGGCGACTATCGCAGCGTGGCATTGCGCAAGCAGGTGGACAAGGGCCGCAAGCTTGTTGACGAGTGGACGCGCCTGAGCGCCGACGGTGGCAATCCGTCCGACGTGTTCCTGTCCGGCGAACAGGATGGATCGTTCGGCTATTTCGAGTGGTCTGCTCCTGACAAGTGTCCGGTGGATGATGCCGACGCGATTCGCCAGGCGAATCCGTCGCTTGGTTATGGGCCGATGACCGTCATGAGCGTCCGTTCGGATATTGACGGCATGACCGAGGCCGCATTCCGCACCGAAGTCCTGTGCCAGTGGGTCACTGCTGACATCATTCCTTTCATCAATCCGAAAATGTGGGCCAGTGGCATCGACTCGCGTTCCACGATACCGGACGAGAATCGTATCGTGCTGTCCGTGGACACGAGCGCGGACCGTAAGACCACGTATGTGGCCGCCGCTGGCCTTCGTGCCGATGGCCTCCCGCATGTCGAGCTGATAGCTCGTCGTGACGGCATGCTGTGGGTGCCGCATTATCTCGACCTTTTGCAGGAGCGTTGGCCGCATATCACGGAGATCGCCGTGCAGGGCAAGGGCTGTCCGGCAGTGGACTTCATCGACCCGCTCACCGAAAAAGGGTGGACGGTGCATCTCATCGAAGGCTTCCGTCTGGGCGCGTGCTGCGGCCGTTTCCACGACCGTGTACGCGAGGGCAAGCTCCGGCACCTCCCCCAGCCGGCCATCGAACAACAGGTGAACGTCGCCGTGACCCGCCGATTAGGTGAGGTCGAGGTATGGGACCGCAACCAGAGCGCGATGCACATTTCCGGCCTCATCGCCGAAAGTCAGGCCTTGTACGCGCTCGAGACGATGAGCGGCGAGCCGGAGAAACCGAAGTACAGGCCCTCCACGGGCATCAAGATTCACTGTTGATATGACGTGACCCAAGGAGGCTGCGTATGGGATTTCTGAATAATCTGCTGCGCGGCCCCGCCGCCATCGCCATGAAGGGCGCGGAGCCGGAGACCGGCGCGTTGCCCACGGTGGGCGACGCGATGCCCGAGGCCATCAGCTGGCCCACCGAAGAGGACTTCGCCGGCTACGTGAACGGCATGTACTGCCGCGAATACGCGGTGCGCGTCGTGGTCGATTTCATTACCCGCCAATTGGCCTCTCTGCCGTTGAAGGTGTATCGGAAGAACGCTGACGGCGACGCGGAGGAGATACGAGACGGCGCATTGGCCCGACTGGTCAAACGGCCTTCCGAACTGCCCGGCATGAGCCGATACCGTTTCTATGCATCACTCATCCGTGACATGCTGCTGGAAGACCGGTGGCTGTGCACGCTCGGCAGCAACCGTTCTGGCGGCGGGAACACGCTTCGCCGCATCCCCGCCGACGGGTACAGCCTCACGGCGAACGGTTTCGGCGAACTCACCGGCGTGACCATCAGCAGCGTCGACGGCAACAAGGGCGGTACCTACAAGCTGCCGGACCCGCGAATCGTGCTTGACATCGGCTATATCGACGGCCTGAACCTCGGAGACCCCGTGACCAACGTTCTCCGTTCCCTGCTCTCCGAGGCGCGTGCGATGGCGAAATACCGTCGCAAAGTCGCTGAGAACAGTCCGCAGACACCCGCGTACATCTACCGGCCGAAGGAAATGCAGTGGGAGTCGCAGGAGGATTACGACGATTTCGTGCAAGCGCTCCGCAACTACCAGCAGGGCGGCGGCCGCGAGGGTGCATGGCTTCCTCTGCGCGACGGCATGGAGGTTCGCGCCATCGGCGAACTGTTTAAGCCGGTGGACATGGCCGACCTGGACGCACGCGAGAAAATCAACGAACAGGTCGCGCTCGCGTTTCAGATCTCGCCGGAGAACATCGGCTTCCGCACCGGCACCAACTCGAACATCAGCGCCTACAAGGAAAAGCTCTGGAACGTTGAGTTGTTGCCGTATTTGGTGGCGTTCGAGGAGGCGTTGAACCTCACGCTTCCCGAGGCTGTGGGCGAACCGGACTGCTACATCAAAGCGAATCTGGACGCGAAGCTGCGCGGAACGATGGAGACCCAATATCAGGCTCTCTCCACCGCCACCGGCCGGCCGTTTATGACCACCGACGAGGCGCGCGAACTGCTCGACCGGCCGAAACTGCCGGGCGGCGACCAGCTGATAACCCCGCTCAACGTGAGCGAGGGCGGCCAGCCCAGCCCGCAGGACGGCGGCCAGACCCAGAACGCGCAACAAGGCGCGAGCCCGAACGGCAAGCAGATGCTCGCCGAATTCAAACGCCTCTACACGTATGACGCCGGTTTCCGCGCGTCATGGGACTCGATGACGAAGGGAGAAGCCTCAGATGAGTCTTGATTATCTCGGCTACGAGCTCAAGGAGCTCAAGGCCACCGACGACAGCAGCGGCGGCGTGTTCTCCGGCTACGCGAGCACGTGGGAGAAAGACCTGCACGACGATGTGATTGTCAAGGGTGCCTTCGAGCAGACCTTATCCGCCGACTTCAATAACGGCGGTGCGGGCATTCCGATCCACTGGCAGCACAAGGACGACTCACCCAATGATGTGATCGGCGAAACGTTGAGCGCCGTGGAGGACGAGCATGGCCTGCTCATCACCGCGAAGCTCGACACCGACATCGCGGAGGGCAAGCGAGCCTACGACCTGCTCAAGCGTGGCCTCATCCACCAGATGAGCATCGGTTTCATCGCCGAGAAGACCGCGTGGGTCGAAAGCGAGGAATCGAAGAGCCCTTGGGACGGCTACCGGGAGATTCGCCAGCTCAAGCTGTTCGAAATCAGTCTCGTGCAGGTCGCCGCCAACCAAGGAGCGGAAGTGCTCGAGGTCAAGGCCGGCCGGGCCATAAGCAAGGCGAACGAGGACAAGATTCGCACGGCCTACGAGGCATTGGGCGAACTGCTTGATTCCATCACCGAAACCCCCGACGACGAGCCGGACGATTCCAAACCCGATGACGAGCCGGACGACGATACGCCGGACGATTCGGACAAGCCCGAGCCGGACGACGGCAAGGCGAAAAAGAGTTTTGACCCGCAGTGGGCCAAGGAAATCAGCGACTTCCTCTCGCTGGCAAACAACCAATAGAAAGGATGATCCATGGGTTACATGGAGAAGCTGGCCGCCGAGAAGAAGGCGGTCAAGGCCCTGTACGACAAGGGCATGGAGAACCTCACCGATGATGAGGCGACCGAACTGAAGAACCGCTTCGAGGAGGCCAAGCGTCTTCAGGAGCGCGTCGACCTGTTCAAGGGCGTGAACGACCTGAACGTGGACGATGTGAAGCCCGAGGCCAAGACGGCTCCCGCCGCCAAGACGCTGGGCGACTTGTACGCGCAGGAGCTGAAGAAGGCCGGCATGACCGTCATCGGCACCAAGGCGCACCCGTTCGCTTCCAGCGAGTTCAAGGCCGCGACCGACATGCACGTGGCGGGCACCGGCACGGCTGGCACCGGATACCAGCCGGTCGTCACCCAGATCGACATGAACGGCGTGTGGCCTTACGAGCGTCCGCTCGTGGTCGCCGACCTGTTCGGCTCCGTCACCCTGAGCGGCAACGCCAACACCGTGGAATACCCCGTCTATGGCGCGCTCGAGGGCGGCGCTGGAACCGTGGGCGAGGGCGGTGCCAAGCCGCAGACCCATCTGCCGGCCCCCCGCTGGGAGTCCGACAGCCTCAAGGAGGTCGCCGCCTGGTGGAAGGTCACCGACAACATGGCCGAAGACCTCTCCTACATCGTCTCCGAAATCAACAACCACGCCCGCTACAACCTGCAGCTGCTGGAAGAGACCCAGCTGCTGTCCGGCAGCGGCTCCGATGCGAACATCAAGGGTCTGCTCACCCGCGACATCCAGAAGATGGGGCAGGACACCGACTCCGACCCGGACCGCATCTTCAAGGCCCGCACCAAGATCGCGCTGGCCACCGGTTTCCGCGCGGACGCGCTGGTCATCAACCCCGCCGACTACGAGGCCATTCGCCTCTCCAAGGACGCGAACGGCCAGTACTACGGCGGCGGCTACTTCAACGGCCAGTACGGCAACGGCACCATCATGCAGGATCCGCCGCTGTGGGGCCTCAAGACCGTGGTCACCGAGGCCATCGCCCAGGGCACCGCTCTGGTCGGCGCGTTCAAGCTCGGCGGCGCGGTCATCCGTAAGGGCGGTCTGCGCGCCGAGTCCACCAACTCGCATTCCGATGATTTCACGAACGATCTCATCACGTTCCGCGTGCGCGAACGCCTCGGCCTGCAGGTCAAGTACCCGAAGGCGTTCGTGTCCGTCGCCCTCGGCAAGAAGGCCAAGTGAGGTGACCGCCGATGAGTGACGCAACCAAGGTGCTGCAGACCGGGGTCGATACCGGTGATGGCAGCACGTATCCGCAGCCGGTGGTCGTGGTCGACGCCGCCGGCAATCCCATCGACCTGACCAAGGCGAACGGTGCGGCCATCACCTCGGTGACGGCCGTGGCCCTCGCCGCCGGCGCGGCTCCCACCGCGACGCTCGCGGATGGCGTGCTCACGCTTGGCATTCCGGCCGGCGCGAAAGGCGGCAATGGCGATCCGGGGCCAGCCGGCAAGAATGGTGCTCCCGGTGCCGCCGGCGTGGGCGTGAAGTCGATTTCCCTGACCAAGAACTCCGACAATGCCATCACCGGCGGCACTTGGGTCGGCACCGACGACCAGTCGCACGCCTTCACCGTGGCCTAACGTGAATCGACTGGAGGCGAACGATGGCCGATGAAACCATTCCCGACATCATCACCGACCCGTCAGGCTTCGACGCTGACGGCGAGTTCTGGCTGAAGGCGGCGCAGGCGGCCATCCGCCGCGAGTGTGGCTGGCATGTCATGCCGAACGCGGCATTGTCCGGCGTCATCAACTCGCGTGGCGGCACGGTTATCCGACTGCCCGCCCGTCATGTGACGAGCATCGAATCCCTGACAGACCGCGACGGCAACAAGCTGGCCTACGCCTACGACCCGGAGACGGGTCTTGTGGAGTCGCTCTCCGGTGGTTTCCCGGTCGGCGTCGCGGCCATCCGCTACGAGATCCACGCCGGATACAATGACGCGCCGGACGTGCAGCAGGTGCTCATCAGCGCCGCGAAGCGTGCCGGCATGAGCCCGCTCGGGCTCGTCACTTCGCAGTCCACGAATGGCTCCAGCGCGAGTTTTGACGTGGTGTCGCTCATGCAGGCGGAGAAGGACAAGCTCAAACCCTATCGGCTTGGAGGATTGCCATGAGCCTGCTTGACGACATGAATGCCGGTGGCGGCGCTTTCGGCATGGCTGGTGCCACGCGCTTCATCCGATTGCGTGCCAAACGCAAGGCCAACCCGTACAATCCGGCGCAGAACGAGCCAGACTGGAGCGTGCCTCCGGACGAGCTCGCCATCATGGGCGCGCTCTCATCCAGCTCCAGCACGCGCACGCCGGACACGCTCGACACACAAACCGAATCAACGGCGTACCTCACCATCCCAGACCCGGACGCCGACATCAGAATCGGCGACCGGATTCGCGCAGACCCCGACGACGGACGCTTGTGGGAAGTCGACGGATTCCCCTCGAAGGATGCGAACGCGTTCACCGGGTGGCGTCCGACCTTGGAATGCCGTCTGACGGAAAGAAAGGGCTGAACAAATGGCGAAAAGCAGGATATCGGTCAACTTCAACCCGAAATTCTTCGACGAGATTCTCAACAGCGCGGGAGTCAAGGCGCTCACCACGCTGGCCGCGAACAGGGCACTCGCCTACGCGAAGGCGTCCGCGCCGGTCGAAACAGGCGCATACCGCGACGGACTTGGCATAGAGGAGGTCAAAAGGGAGCACCGAACGACCGTCATGGTCGTCGGCCACGACCCGAAGACCCTGCTCGTGGAGGCGCAGACCGGCAATCTGGCCAAAGCGTTGAAGAAGGCGAAGGTCTGATGGCAAGCGTCATCCCACCAGACCTTGAGCTTTTCCTCACCGGATGGCTGCGCTCCAACATCACGGACGTAGTCGGCCTGCAGGTCGGAAACCGCATACCGGACGATTACGACGGCTCCTATCCGCTCGTGGTCGTGCGTGATGACGGCGGCATGCAATCCGCCGACCGTGTGACGTTCGACAGGTCGATAGGCGTCAACGTGCTCGGATGGACGCGCAACGATACGAAACCATGCCGCGATCTGGCGGCCCGCGTGTACGGCGTGCTGACCGGCGAGCCCGGCATCCTCATCGGATTCGCCGAAGGCAGCCGCATCTGCGCCGTCGTGTCTGACGGCTGCAACGGCCCGTACCCGGTCGTCGAGGACGCGGCATGGTGCCGCTACTACATGACCGTCGAATATTCGACGGCCGGAATCAGACAACCATAGAAAGGAAACGCCATGGCCAAAGACAGTCAGGGCATGGATATGGGACAGGTGGAGGCGCTCGTCACCGCCGCCATCATGATCGTCCCGTACTCCACCGAAAACAGAATCACGCCGGAGATGATCGCAGCCAGCAAGGCGACGACGGAACTTCCGGCCGCCTACAATCGGTCGACCGCATGCCTCGGACTCGTCAAGTCCGACGGCGGCAATCAGGATTCGCGCGACGGCGAAGACCCGCTGGAGTTTTTGCAGGACGGGTACAAGAAGCTGCCGTTGGCGACCAGTCTCACGCAGACTTTCAGCCCGGCAGAGAACAATGCGCTGACACGCAAGATCACCATCGGAGAGCCGGACTCCAATGGCGTCTACCACGTGGCCGACATCATCCAGGATGCGAAATGGATGGTGTACGAGGAGGAGACGTTCGACACGGGGCGTGTCCACCGTCGTGCCGGCGTCGTGCAGGTCACCGGCAACGAACCGGACCAGCAGGAGCGTGGTTCGGTCACAGGCCGCGAGCTCACCGTTGAATGGATGAAGGACCCGCTGTACGTGGACCCCGAGCATCCGAACACGCGTTGGATCGAAAGCTGGTACGACCCAAAAGCGTGACGGCGGTGGCTGTGACTTCGGCTGACGGCAATACGAGGCCGTCGGTCGTCCAAGGCGCGAATCTCGCGCTCAAGGCCGTCGCCACCCATGTGGACGAGACCACCGTGGACGTGACCGGACAGGCCACGTTCGTATCCAAGGATGCCGGCGTGGCGACCGTCGATGGCTGTACGCTCACCGCCGTCAAGGCCGGAAGCGCGAGGATCAACGCCACGTATGACGGCGTGACCTCACCCGATCTGACGGTCACTGTCACCGCACATGCCGCCTGACCGGCAGGCGAAAATCTTCCCGGACCGCCTATCTCGCCTGTCTGCGCGGTCCGGGAACCCCTTTTTTACCGCAGGCAGGCGAAAGCAGATAGGACAAGACAATGACTTCCACTTCCACCGACTTCGAGCCGACCGTCGAGGATTTCGACCAGTGGACGGAAAAGAACGACGAGGAGGCGTTCGCCTCCATCGCGCAAAACTACAAGGTGCGCCACATCATCAAAGGCGATGTGTATTGGGCGCTCGTGCCCGGCGGACGCACGTACAAGCTCCCATTGTCGATGAGCATCGACGATTTCACGAGACTGTCGAACACGTCCGATGACACGGAAAGCGTGGAACAGTTCAAACGCATTCTGAGCGCATTCGCCGGAGACAAGCAGGCGAAAGCGTTGAACGGCGAACCGGTGCAGGTCGTGTTCAATCTTTTGTCCGATTATGGCGACGCGGTGGTGCGCGCGCAGGGAGCCTCACTGGGAAAATCCAATGGTTCTCCCGCCAGCTCGCCGAACACGGGAGCGTGATCCGAGCCGATTTCACGATGCGTGGGTGGAGTCTGCAGGCCGATCTCGGCGGCAGGCTCCGCTACGGCGACGCGATAGCGCTCCTCGAGCAGCTCATCGGCGATCCGTCGACCTACACGGGCGCGGAGCTCAACGGCTTGGATTATCCGGCCCGGTGGGGTGAGATACCGGTCATCTACGCGCTTGGCAGCGACGAGTATCCGAAACCTTTCGATTCTCTTGCGAAACGATTGCGGGAGGACAGGGAGAAGGCCGAGCGTGAGCGGCTGCGCGAACAGACCAAGGGCATGAGCCCGGTATTCCAGTCGCTCTACGAGGACTGATTTGGACAAAACTGAATAGTGGAGGTGCCGCATGGCGTTCGGCAGCGAACTCGGTTCCGCGCACATCAGCATTTTCCCGTCGATGAAGGGGTTCCGCAGCGCGGTCAACAAGGAAGTCGGCGCGAGCGGCAAGGCCGCGTCGAAGGCTTTCAACTCGAGCATGAACGGCGGAAAGAGCGGTGGACTGTTCGGACGCGCGTTCAAAAACGGTTTCAGGCAGTCGGCGAACGATTTCAGCGCGGACGTACTGAAATCCTACGAGCGTGACGTGGCGAAATCCACGGCCGCATACAGTCAGGCCATGCTCCAGCAGAGGGCGGCGGCGAATCAGGTGCGTGCCGCCGAGGAGAGCGTCGCCAATGCCGTCGCCAAGCATGGCGAGGGCAGCACGCAGGCCGAGGCCGCGACCATCAGGCTCGAACAGGCCCGGCTGAAGCTGTCCACCATGACCGACCGGGCTACGCAGTCCGAGAACCGGTTGAAGGATGCGCAGAAGGCGCTCAAGGACGCGCAGGACAATCTCGCCTCCAGCAGCGAGAAGACAGCCGGTTCGCTCGGAGCGGCGTTCAGAAACCTCGGCAGGGCGATGGCCGCCCCGGCGTTGGGTGCGATCGAGAAAGTGCGCGCCGGCTGGGCGAACGCCGACATGGCCATGCTCGACGGGGCGGGCGTGTTCGGCAAGATCGGCGGCATCGCCCGTGGCGCGTTCGATCAGGTCGCCGCGAAGGCGTCCGCGTTGGGAGGCAAGGTCGCCAGCCCCTTCAAGCAGGGCGCGGCCATCGCCCGACAGTTCGGCGACGACCTGTCCTACGGGCTCGGCCAGCGCATCAACGGCATCGCCGCGAAGATTCCTGCACCATTCAGGAATGCCGTGGGCAGCATAGGCGGTTATTTCCGCAACGTCGGATCGGCGGCGAGCGGAGTGTTCTCAGGCCTGTTCGGCGTCGCCAGCTCCGTGGCCTCACGGATGGCCGGAGCGTTGAAGGGCGGAGCCGACATTGCGTGGAATGCGATCAGCTCCATGTCGGGCAAGGCCGTCGGCGCGTTGAAGGGCGTCGCCACTGTCGGACTTGCAGGTGTTGGAACCGCCGTCGCGGCTTTGGCAGGAGTCGGCAAGAGCGCTCTCGACGCATACGCCACCTACGAGCAGGCCGTCGGCGGCGTGGACACGCTGTTCAAAGACGCGTCCGGCACCGTGCAGAAATACGCTGCGGAAGCGTACCGGACAGCCGGAGTGAGCGCCAACGAGTACATGACGCAGGTCACGAGCTTTTCAGCCTCGCTGATCAGCTCGCTCGGCGGCGACACCGCGAAGGCCGCTGAACTTGGCAATACCGCCATGGTCGACATGTCGGACAACGCCAACAAGATGGGCACCGACATCGAGTCCATCCAACAGACCTACCAGAGTCTGGCGCGCGGCAACTATGCCATGCTTGACAATCTGAAGCTCGGCTACGGCGGTACGAAATCCGAGATGGAGCGTCTGATCCAGGACGCGAACAAGGTCAAGCAGGCGAACGGGGAGATGGGCGACCTGTCCATCGACAAGTTCTCGGACGTGGTGCAGGCCATCCACATCATGCAGGAGCAGATGGGCATCACCGGCACCACCGCCAAGGAGGCCGCGACAACCATCGAGGGCTCCGTCGGCATGATGAAGGCCGCATGGCAGAACTGGCTGGCGGAACTTGGCAAGGACAATGCCGACATCAACGGATTGACCAAGCAGCTGGTCGATTCCGTGGGCATAGTCATCCAGAACGTGGGTCCGCGCATCGCGCAGATCATCACCGGCATCACCGCCGCACTTCCACAACTGTTCTCCTCATTGGGCGGCACCCTGCCGGCACTGGTCATGCAGATACTCCCGCCGGTGCTCGGCGCGTTGGGGCAGCTCGGCACGATGCTGCTGACCAGCGCGACCACATGGATATCGACGAGCCTGCCCCAGTTGCTCGCCCAGTTCCAGGCGTGGGTCACGACGAGCCTGCCGTCGTTCCTGCAAACCGGATTGACGATGGTCACGAACCTCTTGCAGGGCATCGTGCAGGCATTGCCGCAGATCGCGTCCACGGCGGTCATCGTGCTGACGACGCTGCTGGACGGATTGTCCGCCCAATTGCCGCAGCTCATCCCCATCGGCATCAACGCCGTCCTCAACCTCGTGCAAGGCATCCTTAACAACCTGCCGCAGATCATCGACAGCGGCCTGAAGCTCATCCTCGGACTGGCGCAGGGCCTCATCAACGCCCTGCCAGACTTGGTAGGCAAGGCTCCGATCCTTATCGGCCAGCTTGTCGGCGGCATCATCAATCGTCTCCCGCAGATCCTGCAGGCTGGCGTGCAGCTGCTCGGCGCACTGGCCAACGGTTTCATTTCGTCGGTTCCAAGGCTTATCGGAGCCATTCCAGGCATGGTCGGCCAGATCATGCACGGGTTCACGTCTGTTAACTGGGGGAGTGTCGGTCTGAATATCATCACCGGCATCGCGACCGGCATCGCAGGCGCGGCAGGCAGACTCGTGACCGCCGCCGTCAACGCGGCCACGAACGCGTTGGATTGGGTGAAACGCAAGCTTGGCATCCATTCGCCGTCTCGAGTGTTCCGCGATCAGGTCGGTGAGATGATCGGCGAGGGCATGGCGGTCGGCATCGACGAGAGCGCGGCGAAGGTGCAGAAGGCTGCCGGACGATTGACCGGCATCCTGCCTTCGCAGGACGCCTCGTATTCCGTCGGCGTAGCCAACGCCTCGCGCGGCGTTAACGCCTCAGCCTACGGCAATGGTGGGAGCGTGACGAACATCACGCAAACATTCAACTATCCGGCGATCGCGCCAACGAGCATTAGCACGCAGCAGAGGCTGCAGACAGCGGCCATGCCGCAATGGTGATGGGGAGGTTTCGCGCATGAAGGTCAGCTATTCTCTCAACGGCCAACCGCTCGACTCCGAGCGGATGCGCGTCATCGTCGGCACTACGCATTACACGTCGCTCTCGCCGATCGTCGACACGGTGCAGGTGAGCGGACGCAGCGGCGTCATCGTAGGCTCCTCGATTCCGGTGCTGGACGCGCCGGAGCTGACAATCAAGGTCGCGGCGTGGGGCGCTGATTCCGATGCGCTGATCTCGCGTTTCCGCGCCCGTTGCCTGCATGCGGCGAAGCTCACGCTCGGCAGGACGGAGACCTTGGAGGACGGCAGTTCGCGCAGCATGGTCACGAGAGCGGTGTGCACGAGCTGCGAGCCGGACGATGACGAACGCCCGTTCCGCGACCTGCGCGTCATGACCGCCGTGTTCCAACTGCCGGACGTGTATTGGAGTGGCGAGTTGTGGCAGGAGGTGACGTTGGCCGCTTCGGGCGGCAGGCTCCTGCCGGGCGGGGTCTCCAAGCCGAGCGGTAAAGGCTATTGGACTCGCTGGCAGGGTTTGCCTAACGCCAGTCCGTCCGAGCTTTTCGACATCCTGCCGGAGGGCTGGCTGTCGGACGCGCCCATCACCACGCTTGTATTGCGCTTCGGTTCCGCCACTGGTGTGACCATCGCCGATCCGGTGAGTGGCACGAATCTGGTGTGGGGCGGCCAGCGTGACGCCTCACGACCTTACCTTTTCGTCGATGTGGCCAGCCGCAAGGCGTGGACGGCGGCGAACGCCGACGCATGGTCGGATGGCACTGATGCATCGAATGGCATCGACTGGACCACGGAGCCACTGCAAGTGTGGCCCGCGATCTATTCCGGCGACTATCGGCTTGATATCAGACAGACCGGCGGCACCGACAAGGTGACATGCCGGTTTTTGCAATCATGGGAGTAGTTAATCATGGGCAAGTCTTTGCATGCTCGTCTGGTGGCCTACCGGCCTTTCGGCGCGCGTATCGGCGTCCTTGCGGAGCCGGTGAGCTTCAGCGCTTCGATGCTGCACGATGACGATGGTGCGATCAGCATTGAATACTCCATGCTTTCCGGTGACGCGCAGGCATTCGACCGTGAGCTTACCGATGGCCTCGAAGTGGCCGTGGAAGTGTCGGACGGCACCGGCTATCGCGAGCCGGACAACGCGCGTTTCGTCATCACCGGACGCAGTGGCAAGACCGATGACCGGACGCGCACCGTCACCTACAGCGGCCAGTCGATAAGCTGGCTCCTGAGCAAGGCGGAGAACAATGATTCCAGCCATCTGCTCACGGACGGCGACAACAAGGGCAAGCGCCCATTTTATTCGTCCAATCCGGGCACGATTCTCAAGACGCTCCTTGACGAGAATAAGGCGCGTGGCGGCGTGGCCACCGGCCTGTCGCTCGGCTTCGACACGGTGAGGGACGCTTCCGGCGCGGCATGGGCGAGGAAATACACGCTTTACTATTCCTTGGGCACCGACCTGCAGACCATTCTCAGCTCGCTGGTCAATGGCGGTGGCTGCGACTGGCGCACCAGCGGGCGCACGTTGAAAATGTGGAATGCGGACAGCACCGCATTGAGCCGTGACCTGAGCAAGCGGGTCATACTCCAGCTTGCCCGTGACATCGGCGAGGCCCCGTATGAGGAGAGCATCAGCGACCTCGCGTCCACGATCCTCGTGGAGGGCGACAACAACCTGCTTTTCCGCATGGACAATCCGGCTGCTCCGACGCCTTGGGGCAAGTGGGAATCCTACAGCTCGCAGGGTGGCGTGTCCGACAAGGACACCGCGCAGGCATTCATGCAGAGCACTCTGGATGATGCGGCGAGGGTGAGAGGCCAGTACACGCGCGATCTCATCGTTTCCGACGTGGACAGTCTGCCGCTCATCGACTATCATGCCGGCGACTGGATCACCGCGCCCACCGTGAGCCACGGCGAGAAGGTGCGCGTGCAGGAAATCGACCTGAGCATGCGCCAGGGCGAGGGCTTGAGCGCGTCCATCGCGTTGAACGACATCAAATACGATGCATCCGTCAGACAGGCGAAGAAGATCAAGGGCATCACCGGTGGCGCGTCATTGGCCGGCAGCGAGGGCGGCACGACCGCCTCTTCCGACCGCGACCATCGCGTCCCGAAAGCCCCGCTTGGGCTTGTGGTGCAGACGGACGCCTATGTTGGTTCGGATGGTTTCGCGCATGGTCTGGCCACGGCTTCGTGGTCCGCCGTGACCGAAGCGACGAATAACACCGCCATCGAGATCTCCAATTATTTGGTCGAGTGGCGCAAGCACGTGGATGGCGCGCCCTGGCATTCCGCCGGCACGACCGATAAGACGCAGCTTGGTTTCGGCGGCTTGGACTGCGGCACGCAAATCGAGGTGCGCGTCAGGGCAGTGCCGACGTATTCGGACAAGCTCGGCGAATGGTCGGCCGTCGTGGTGGCAACTGTGGAGTCGGATACGACGCCATGCTCCGTGCCGTCCAAGCCGGTTCTCTCGTCCGAGCTTGGCGTGGTGACTGTCCACTGGGATGGCAGGACAAGCACTGGCGCTCAGATGGAATCGGACTTCGACCATATCGAGGTCGGCGAGGGCGTCAATGCGGACGGCATGACCGTCATCAGCGCCACCCAGTCCGGTCCGGGCGATTATCTTGTGACCGGTCTGGCCGCCGGTTCCCGGCACTCCTATGCGCTGAGGTCCGTGGATCATGCGGGCAACCGTTCCGGCTGGTCGGCCATCGCCTCGGTGACGGTCGCGTCGGCGGTCTCGCCGGAAGAGGTCAAACGAATCCAGCAGGATTTGGCTGACAACAAGACGGCGTTGAAGGACAATACGGCCAAGCTCAATCAGGCACGGAAGGACATCCAAGCCAACAAGTCGAATCTCGACACGGCGAATCAGACGCTCACGCAGGCCAAGGCCGATCTGTCGCAGGCCCGGAAGGACATCGCGCAGACCAAAAGCGACCTGACCACGGCGAACGGCGAGATATCGAAGGCGAAGGAGTCGGCGGCGCAGGCGTATGCCGAAGCCCACTCGAAGAACCATACCTTCCGTGGGCCTGACATGCCGAAGGACAATCTGATCGTCGGCGACCTGTGGCTCAAGACGCAGAAGTATTGGACGAGGTGGAAAGGCGAGAAAAACAACTCACCGAGCCTCTTGGCTGACTTCTACACCTACTGGCAGGGCGAAGCCAATAATTCTCCTTCCGTGCTCGTGCCGCTGTCGGATCGTGTGATTGACACGCTTGTCTGGGATGGTGCCGCTTGGAACCACATGGGCTATGCCGACGTGGAGCGCAATGCCGACGAAATCGCTCAGGCGAAGTCGGATATCGCGGATAATGCGGCTAAGACCACCGACGCGAAGAAGGCTGCTGAGAATGCCGCTGCCGCAGCGAAGAACGCTCAAGGCACAGCTGACACGGCCAATGGTGCGGCCAAGACCGCGCAGGACACCGCCAATGCGGCCAACGCTGCCGCGAAGAGTGCGACCACCACCGCAGGTCAGGCCAAGGATGCCGCCAATGCCGCCCAGACCGCCGCCGAAAGCGCGAAGAAGACCGCAGGCAACGCGGAGACGCTGGCTAACACCGCCAATGAGTCCGCAAAGTCCGCCAAGTCCGACGCGGCTTCCGCCAAGACGGACGCTTCCACCGCGAAGACGGACGCGGCCAATGCCAAGACCACTGCCGCGAATGCGTCCAGTGTGGCGACCCAAGCCAAGGCCACGGCTGACAGTGCGGCCCAGTCCGCCACCGATGCGGCCAATGCCGCGCAGAAGGCCAATACCGCAGCAGCTGCCGCCGCTGGCGTGGCCAATGGCAAGGCCGACGTGCTCATCCAGAGCACGGCACCGGCCACGTCGATGCGCAAGGCTTCGACCTTGTGGATTGACACGACTGGAGGCGCGAACACGCCGAAGCGTTGGAATGGCAGTGCTTGGGTGGCTGTGACCGACAAGGCCGCTACTGACGCCGCGAATGCGGCTGTCAAGGCGAATGATGCGGCCAAGACCGCTCAATCCACCGCTGACAAGGCGCAGACGGCTGCGGCCAATGCGGCTTCTCAGGCTAATCAGGCTCAGGCGGCGGCGCAGAAGGCACAGACCACTGCGGACGGCAAGAATCTCATCTACCGTGGCCCCGACGAGCCGTCCCATGACGGTTTGAAGCCGGGTGACATGTGGTGGAGGACGCAGAAATATTGGACCCGCTGGAAGGGTGAGAAGAACAATTCGCCGTCCATGCTGGCCGATTTTTATACGTACTGGACGGGCGCGCCGAACAACAGTCCGAGCGTCTTGGTGCCGTTGTCCGACCGCGTGGTCGAGGTGCTGACGTGGGATGGCACCCGCTTCACGCCGTTCGACCTCGTGGCCAACAATATTCTGGCTGCCGGCACGGTGGCTGCGAAGCATCTCGCCGTGGATTCCGTGACTGCCGAGAAGGTCAAGGCCAATGCCATCACGGTGGGCAAGCTCGCCGCCAACTCGGTGACGACGGAGAAGCTTGTGACCGACGCGGTGACCGCCGCGAAGCTCGCCGCGAACAGCGTGCAGGCGCGCAACATCGTCTCGCTCGCCATCACCACCGACAAGTTGGCTGCGAACTCGGTCACGACCGCGAAGCTCCGCGTGACGGAGGACATGACCGTGGCGCTCCTGAATGTCCATAAGATTCAGGCCGGAGAGATTGCGGCTAATGCCGTGACCACTGCTGCCTTGGCGGCTGGTGTCGTGAATGTCGACAAATTGGCTGCTAATTCGGTCAATGCGTCCAAGATTGTCACTGGTGCCATAACCGTCGACAAGCTGGCGGCAAACAGCGTGACGGCTGTCAAGATCGCGGCTGGCACTATCACGTCCGACAAGGTGGCGGCAGGCCAGTTCCGGGGCTACGTGTTCACGGGCGCGATATTCCAAAGCTCCGAGGCTGCGAACACTGGCGTGAAGCTCAATTCGACCGCATTGCAAATGTGGGACAGCAGTCATAACCAGACCGTCTACTTGGATGGTGAGGGTAAGAGCAATCTGCTGACCGGCACGTTCCAGACGAGCCTCACCGGCCGTCGAATCAGAATCTCACCGACGTTCCGACAGTCGATAATCGGCGGCGATGACAGTACCGAGGGCTCGGGCATCGAATTCATGCACGGGCGCGACGGGCGCGACGCCTACATCGCGTCGGAATCCAGAACCCAATCCAAAGGCGAAGTCTCCACCATCGTAATCAACGGAGGCCGGTTGACCGACACCGATCCGGGGTCGTTCATGAGTTTGGGCGAATACAAGGCTGCGGACAACGCCACCAAAATCGGCAAAGCCTTCCTGTCCACTTACAGGGATTATTCCAAAGGCAGCCAGGCCGGTTACGCGCAACTGTCCTTGATCGCCGACCCGACGGGCAAATACAATACATCCGCCGAACTCTCAGCGGCAGATCAGAACGGCAGCGTCGGCGTACAGGCGGACATCAACTCCGGGTATCTGTACCTCGGCGGGTTCCTCGGCCGGCTTGGCGCGGGGCGCGGAACGTTCCAGACGGTCTATTTTCGTGGCGGAATAATGAGCGGCGAAGGGTGGGTGACGCAGACGTGCACGTATGGCGCACCGGCCAAATACGGTTTATACCATGCGCATGTCTCCTCCGACGCCATGGGGTCGATCATGGTCGGCTCGAACAGCGATTCGGCGAGCGGCTGCGGCCTGTGGGCGCGTGGCGTCGGCAACGGCGTCAACATCGCATACGGCAGTCAGATACTCGCCATCCTGGCCAAACAGTAGGAGGCGTGATGGAAGCGAACATCTACGGTGACGTGTTGACCGTGACCGGTGACGACGGGACGGGCCACATCATCCCGTTGGACGCGATCGCCTCGTGGGGCGAGCTCCTCGGCTGCGACACGGACATGGAAACGGTCGCGGCGATCATACAGGTCCGGTCGAACAGGTCAGACCCGGGCGTCATCGACCCGGCCACCGGACGCAACGCTTGGACCAGCGCCTACGAGCAGGTGGAGCGCGACGAGTTGGCGGACCGTCAGCAGACGCGCATGGCCGCGTTGCATCCCGTGCTCACGTCGTCCGGCGCGTTGTCGCCGGACGGTCGTGAGGAGACCCGTCGCCTGCTCGGATTGGACGCGATGCCCGTCATGGAGGATGCGGACGGTCGGCTCGCCGACACGCTGGCCGGTGTGGCCGACCGCATCGCCGTGGCGCGCGACCGGTTCCGCAGACGGGCGATCGATTATCTGACCGACCGTCGGCGTTGACGCGGGCCGGACGGACGGCCACGCGCATCGACTCCGCCGGGATGACCGGCGAAAAAAGGGAAACAACACAACAGCAAAGGAGTAATCATGACAGCATCTGACGTCACGCAATCCGGCGCGCGACCGGCGGCGGATGGCGTGCTCGACCTGCGTCCGCCGAAGGAAAGCCTGAAAGCGGAACTCTGCCGCCTCGGACTCGAATATTCCAGCACGGACGCGGCTGACGTTGAATCGTGGCGTGACTATCAGCGTGGCGTGCTTGCGACGTTCGACGGTGACGGCACATCCGTCAAGGTCACGGATGTTAAGACGAATCTCGGACGCACTTTGACGCTCGAAGAGCTTAAGGCCGTGACTCGCATCGACACGATGACCGCCGCAGACTAACTCGTATTTCCCAGTTTTTTCAACCCCTGTAATCCATTTCCGGATTACGGGGGTTTCGCATTCCAAAGGAGACACTTTGACTCAGATTCCAGCCGACGCGAACACCGTCATCGACCAGCTCTCGCAACAGATCGGCACACTCCACAAACAGATAGCAATCCTGTCCAGCCAACTCGCGGCGGCCATGAAACTGATCCCGAAGGATGTGCTCGACAGTCTCGACAAGGAGGACGCGAATGCAGAGGATTAACCTTTTCCCCGACCCGAATATGGCTAACACCATTTTCCAATGCATACCAGCACAATGCACCGTGGATTTTCCGACCGTCAGCGGATTCCGATGGCTGCGTGCCACGACCAGCGGCAGTGGCGGGTACGCGCAATACCAGCTTACGGGAGTCAATCTTCCACCGGCCGGCGTGTATCACATTCACGCAGTCTGCTATGCGCGAGGCTCCGGCGCATTGTTCCGCGTCCATGCGGGCGTCGGCAACGGGTTCACCATCCTGCACGAGACCGGCATCGC